TGTTTGCAAGTTTATTTACGATTTGTACTTGCTCGTTTGACATTTGTTCTTTTTTATATTCTTTGCCGTCAATAGTTATATCTGACATTACCACTCCTTAGTTTTAGATATTGTTTCTGGGTTTTTCTGTTTGTCAATTTGTGCTGACAAGTTAGATTGCATTTCTTCTTCTGTTTGTTCTTGGTTTTCCAAGACACAATTAATACAATTCTCTTTAGTCATAGCATCAAAATCCATACCTTCTGAACCTACACAAGAGCCATACATAGATGAAACATATGCGTTACCTTCTGCATCAGTTTCGGAATCTGTAGCTGTATATCTCCAATGTATTGTCTTAACTACATTCTCTGAGTTTGTCTCAAAGTTTGGAAAAGACCATTCGTATGTTATTGCCATATTATTCTCCTATTATGATTGGTTTTTTAGAGCAGTTACTTCTGATTCTAATGTTTCAATTCTAGTCATAGCTTCTTGAAGTGCTTTAACTGCTTTCATGTATAAAATAGAATACTTAACAGTTTTATATCCTTTTTCTTTCACATCTCCAATATTTTTACCTTCTGGTAAAACATCATTTTCACTATAAACTTCATCTTGATTTTGTTCTACAAGACCATTCATTCCTGATGCTTCAAGGTCTTGTGCAATAACTCCTAAATGATTTTGGTTTGGTTGTGATTTAAGATTATAATTTTTAATTTGTAATGCTTTAATATCGTTCCATTGAGAATTAGCATCAACTTCATTTTCTTTTAATTCTCTATCAGATATTGCACCATAACTATTGTTTGTGTTTTGTGCATTACCATTACCTAATGTTCTAAATTCTCCAGATGAACCAAAAGTTCTCAATACTGCAGAACCAGCAGTATTTCTTGCAAATACATGATAACTTCCATTAGATATTTGTGCTCCATCATCTCCTGTAGTTGGCTCTGATGTAACACCTACATATAACTCACCAGCACTAGTGATTTGAACTCTTTCTGTACCATTAGTATAGAAAGTCATTTTATTATTTTCTCTTTGCATCAAAATGGCTTCTCCATCAGTTTCACTACAAATTAATTGAAAACCATCAAGTGTTCCTGTACCTGTAGCAGCACTTGTTAATTGTAAATATGGTTGACTAGCATTAATATGTAAATTTCTTGATGGAGAACTTGTACCAATACCTACTTTACCAGAACTGTCTATACGCATAACTTCTGTAGCACTACTTCTAAATCTAGCAACATTTGGAGTAGTAGCATGAGAGCCACCAAATAAAGTTAAGTTAGCACCTGCGTTTGAGTTATTTCCACCACTATAAGTAATGTTTGAAGTGTTATTATTGGCTTGGATTTGTTGTCCATATAAAATTACTTGATCACTAGAGTTAATTTGAATAGCTGTGCTTGTAGCATTGTCATCTATACCTGTAGATGTAAGGTTTCCTGTAATATTAATATTACCTGTGCCTGTAATATCGTTTGAGTTTAAATCTAAATCTCCACCAAGTTGTGGAGTTGTGTCATCTACTACATCACTTGCAATTCCAGTTAAAGATGAACCATCTCCACTAAAAGAAGTTGCAGTTACAGTTCCTGTAATGTTAATATTACCAGTTCCTGTAATATCTGAACTATTTAAATCTAAGTTTCCACCTAATTGTGGAGTTGTATCTGTTACAACATCTAAAGCTGAATCTGTAAAATTAACTGTGTTTGCTGAAGTATCTATTGTTGCAAATTGAATATCATCTGCCCCGTCATGTATGTATAAAGTCCAAGTTGTTGAAGTTGTGTCTATCCAAAATTGTCCAGCATATTGAGTACTTGGTGCTGAAGTACCAGAGTTGTTTGTTGCGATTGCTGAAAGAACATTATTAATATCTGCTCTTGTTGCTGGAAAGCCTTGATTGGCTATGGAATAATCGTGTTGTGCCATGATCTGTTTTTATCCTATTTATTATTAAATTCAATCATTTTATTATTGCTGACTACCAAGTCCTACAGCTTGGAAATCAAAAGTTCTATCTACAGTATTACCACCACTATCAAAAAACTCAATATTAAAATTAGATGCACTTTTAGAATTTAATGCAAAATAATCTCCTGTGTTAAGATTTTGAGCAATAATAGTTATAGTTGGTGTTTGATAATATTGGTTATCGAATGTTACTGTTTTACCAGCTACATCTGTTCCTGAAGATACATTAGAACCATCTTGAATTACTGTTGGTAATAATAGCTTAATAGATAGATTGTTTATCTTAGGTGTTGCTGATGTATCTGTTGAAGTTAAAACTGCTCTAAATTTAACTGCTCTTGCAACATAATCTCCAGCTTTAAAGTTTTGATAACTACCAAAGGTTACATTGTCATCTGATAAAGCTATTTGTAATTGAACATTAGTAGATATGGCTTCATCTGTACCACCATCAAATAAACCCTCTTTAGAATCAAATAATCCACTTTGAGAATCGAAGTTATCTACATAATCTAAGTGATCTACATTAAATTGATTTAGTAATAATTTAATTTTAAACTTAGCACCAAAATCAAAACCATCAAAATCGTAAGTACCAGAACTTGCAACAGAATTATTACCACCATCAAACAATCCAACAGCATCATCAAAATCTCCAGTAGCATCATCAAAGTTATCTGATGTATCTAAAACCAATCCATTATCTACAACTACGCAATCTGTTTTAGTTCCTGTAAATGCTGTTTCTTCTGTAATCGTTGTAATAGGTTTAATTCCATCTATAACTTGTTCGGATATAACAACAGAACTTGCAGTTGCTGATCTTATATTAAATTTATCTACAGCTTTGATAAAATATTTACCAGTTCCTATAAATGGAGTTACAACAGAAGTTGCTGGTCTTGCAATTCTTGGAACAAGTACAGTTGTATTTGCATAAATAGTTTCTGTAATATCAGAAGTAAATCTTATTTCATAAAAATCTAAGTCTAAGTTTGTTACAGCATCAAAGGTATGATGAAGTTTATCTCCAACTACATCTATTGAATAGTTTTGAACATTATTAGGTGGGTCAAATGCAGTTACGACTTCATGTTGTGTTGTAGTAAATGCAGATTTTACACCCAAGCTATTTATTGTTCTAGCCCGAATATCATATATGACACCCTCTTTAACAGGATATTTTTCTATAATAGTATTAGACCCTCTACGCATTAATCTATAATCTGTTGCAGTTGATTCTTTGTATTGAACTTCAAATTCATCTGCAAAAGAATCTGTGTTTGATAAATTAACAACTAATTTAGATACAACTGAACCATCAAATAGTTCTATAACTTCATCTGATACTGAATCAATAGATGGTGCTTGTACTGAGTTTGGATTCGGTAAAATAGTATCTGCAATAGTTGGTATAGGATTCTTTTCATTAAAAGTATAAAAATTATCTTGGTGTTCAAATAATTGAACATTGACAGTTAAGTCTTCATTTATTTCTAAACCTAAAACTCTAAAAGGTTTATTATCAAACCCACCACTAGGATATGTAATTCCTACAATATCTCCAATTTCTAATTCTAAAAATTCTGATGTTAATGTTAATTGTATTTGTAATTGGTTTCTTGATCTTCTTAAAATAACCTCACATAAAGCCTCTGCACCATATTGAGAAGTTACATTAGGAAATTGAAAGTTACCCTCTAATAAAGTTCCATTATCTTCTGCTAACATTGTTGCGTGTTTAAATGCTGATTCTACATTAGAATCATCTGCTGGTGGAAACGATACAGTATCATTCTGCCAATTCTTAAATGGATTGACATAAGTTCCAATAACACGATTGTATTTATTATTTTTTCTTTCTCCTAAAACTTTAGCACCACCTATTACATGATCTTTGGTAATTGTTTTAACGATTGTGCCTGTACCCTCAATTTTTAATTTATAAACACCATCATTATAAGTGAATAATGCTCTCATTGGATTGACAAGTTTTTTTACATTATCTAAAACTTTTTGGTCAGTATCTATTACTGCATTGGATTCAAATTTAATTATTGCTGGAACTACATCAGTTACATATTCTCCATAGCTAAATATTCCTGATAAATCTGTGTTGTAACTTCCACCACTTTCTCGCCATTCAAAAGTCATATTTGTATTTGTTGGTGCATTACCATAATAAATAATAATTGGATATTGACCACCACTTGTTAAACTTTTACTACCTGTTGCTGATCTGTTTCCGTGCCAACCACCATTATTAACTACAAGTTTTGCACCTCTATTAGCTTCCACTTCTTTAAATAAACTATCAACAGTTTGACCATCATTACCAATATAAACATGAGAAGCATCATCTGATGTTGTTCTAAATTCATAAGTAGTTGTTGATGTTGGGTTTATATATCCATAATATCTATCAGAAGTATATTCTCCTGTAGTGATACCACTAATGCTTGTTAATTTGCTTTCTGATGTTGGAAATCTATTTAAAAAGAATCTTGGGTTATCATTATAATAGCCATTGTAATCTTCTCTTATTAAACCACCAATAGGTGTAACTATTTCTGTTCTTGGTACAATTTCTTCTTCACATTCATCTGCTGAAGTTTTAAAAGATGCAAAGTCAGATTCAAATGCACTATCAGGTAATCCTTTTCCGTATCTAGTATTTCTTAAATAGTCTAATAATACTAATGCAGAGTTTGGTGTGTATTTAACTGTGTCATCTCTTGGGTCATAAACTTTTTTACCCTCTAAGGTAACTTTAACTTGTGGGATTGAACTGAATATATCTTGATTCCATTCAAATCTAAATGCAATATAACATACACCTCTTAATCTATGATTAGATGTCCAATTAGTAGAGTTAGTTAAAATAGATGATGCTACTTGATCGTCTTTACCATAAAATGCTTGTGCTTGAATATATGATCTGCCTTTATAAAAATTAGCATCTCCACCAGATACATTTCTTACTACTCCATGATCTAAGTCGCCATCAAAGATAACTTTTTTATCATCAATAAATATTTCTTCTATTTCTTCTATCTCTCCCTCTGAAACTACACAAGCCATGTATAAGTATTTATTATCTGAGCCTGAAGTTTCTATAAATACTCTAGTAATTCCTACCTGTCTTCTTCCATAGACTACAGGGATTTGTGCATTGTTTGATTGCTTATTAATTAATACACCTTTTTCTTCTTCGGGTGTTTCAAAATCAGGAATATCAGGAACAGGTATAAGCCACCCAATAAAACTACTTACAACATTTACAATAGCATCTACTACACCACCCATTAGTGAAAACTCCTTTTAAACTTTTGACCAACTCTATAAATATCTTGATCAACTCTTAACCAATTAATAGAATGATCTACTTTTAATTGTTTTCTAAAATAATTATAAACCCAACGCATCATACTAAAAGTATTTTTAATAGATACAATTTCTATTAACCATAAATTACTACCAGAGTTCCATTCATTTGATTTTATCTTGCCTGTTTGTTTAAATCTTTTTTCTACAAGATCATGTAAGTAAGCCCAATTTACAAAGCCAACTAATTTATTATTGTCATAAAACTTTTTAAATTGATTAAGTTTGATTGATGGTTTTAAATAGTTAGTTAGTTCTTTACCTTTGTAACGATCAAATTGATTAAATAAATTAATTACATCTTGCATTATGCTCTACCCCATTTAATATCTTGAACTGTTTGTGATGCAAATTCAAAGCCTAAGTCATTTGCAAAATGCAACTGCTGTGAGCCTGTATTTGTTTTTCTACCCTCTATTTTACTAAAGTCTGACCAATGTGAAGCCACAACAATATTTGCATTAGATTGGTTTATACTTTCATCAATACTAAAAGATTCTATTCTGCCTTTGAATAAAAGAAATGGGTCAGCAATAACTTGTTCATTACTATCTATAAATCCTTTATAAACTTCAGCTTCCTTTTCCATATATTGATTAGATAAAAATAAAGATATGATTGTTTGATCTGCACCAGAAAATGATAGTGTAATATTACTAACTTCTACTTCAGAAGATTCTTTAACACTTGATAGTTTAGTAAATAATGATGAAGCTAAATATGTATTTGAATCATAAGTAACATCTTTATAATGATCGGTAAATCTATATCCTGTACCTACATTAATATAAACGAGATTAATAGGTTGTAAGCTATCAGTTTCAAGTTCATTCTTTAGTGCTGTTGTTAGGTTTCTCGTCATATTCTTCGTAATTAGTTTGCGTTACACTTTCTGTACCTTTTAACATAGTATAATTAAATTTGCTATTAGGTTTCTTATATTCCTTTAAATCATTTATTGAAGTATCTATTTCATCTTCATTAACAATAGCTTCGGCAATAAAATCGGCACTTATTCTGTGTACTATTTTATATTTTTTCATTAAAGATTTTCTATCAAATCTATTTGATACTTATAAAGATCATTTGTCACAATATTATATTCTTGAATATCATTTTTAAGTCTTACTGTAAAATCAACATTATCATAAACTAATGTAGCATTATCTGAAACATCTGCTCTAAGTGGTGGTTCAAATGTAAGTGTACCAGAGCCAGTTCCATCAGCATCTAAATCTTCTACAGCCATATAAACTTTATCTTGGCCACTAAATCTAAAATAGTCTCCAGCTTTTAATATTCCAGTTGTATCTGTTGTCATTCCATCTATTGTGCAAGTCGTAGCACCAGCAGATATAGCACCATCAACACTTATAGTTCCTGTAGCAACACCTTGTGCATTTGAAACAACTGGTGGAATAACTGTAAAGGTATTTAATCTTGATCTTTGTTTCATAAGAAATGCTTTAATCGGTGCAAAGTTTGCTCTAGTCATTGGTGCGTAATCCAAAGTAATTGTAAATTTTTGTCCATCAATTTGTCTTGTTTGAACTCTACCAGATGTAGTAACTGAAACTATTGTGTTTTGTTCCGAGCCTATTTGAGCATCACTTGCAACAGGAGATGTAGGAAATTGTCCAGCCATATTATACTAATGCCTCTTTACCTTTTTCATTTAAAGCTATATTTACTGCATTAACG